TTGCGGAGGCGTTCGCCTGGTATCTGCTCGCCTCACTGTGTGCCTACCGGATCGGCGTGTGTCCGATCACCGTCAGGCCATGTGCGGCGCGCGGGGCGCCGGCGGGATCGTGGGTTGCTGCGCCGGTCAGCGGAATCGACGCCATCCCGTTCACAACGATCGGCCGGGCAACAATCTACACCGGGAACCTGTGGCTCACCTCTTGTGGATGTGGTGCAGGGGCCTGCTCGTGTCAGAGGCTTTCCGAGGTCATCCTGCCGGGCCCAGTCGGAGACATTGTCTCCGTCTCCATCGGGGAAGAGGTCGTCGACCCGTCCCGCTATCGGGTCGACGACGGCAACCGCCTCCTGTCCACTGACCCAGACTTGACCTGGCCGGCCACGCAGGACATGCACGCGAGTCCGGGTGAGGACGGCGCCTTCGCGGTCACCTACTATCGGGGTGCGGCGCCAAGCGCACTGGTCAATGCGGCGGCCGGGATCCTCGCGGCAGAGTTCTACCGATCCCTGGATGGTGACTCCAAGTGCCGTCTCCCCAAAGGGGTCACGAGAGTCAACCGCGGCGGCACGAGCTACGAGGTCGACAATGCCCTCTTCGCGGACGGGACGACCAAGATTCGCGAGGTTGACGCAGTGATCCACATGTACAACCCCAGCCACCTCAAGCAGCCGCCTCGAGTCCTCTCACCCGATGCGCCATCCGTGCGCCGCACGACGGTCGGGCCCTCCTGATGGTCTCCGTGGCGGATGTTCCCGACCTCCCGATCTACCTTCTGCTCCACGAGCTCAAGGGGTGCTTGTGTGCGGAGATAGAGGACACGCCGTGCTTCTGTGAGGTGATCATTGGGCCGGACATTCCACTCGAGTACGCCGGCGAATGTGACGACGAGTGTGGCGCTGCGTACGTCCGCCTTGATAGCGCCTTCTTCTCGACGGACTTCCCCACCCCGGACAGTGAGCCCTTCTCGAACGGGGTCGTGGCGTACACGATCTACGTCGGCGTGGTCCGGTGTGCGCCCGTCGCTGACGGCGACGGCGCTGAGCCGCCGACCGTAGACGAGATGATCGAGTCGGCGAACCAGCAGCTGGCTGACATCGAAGGGATCCGGCGCACCCTGCAGTGCTGCTTCGACAAGTTCGATGATCGTTATTACCTGATCGGTCAGTATCAGCCCTTCCCGCTCCAGGGTGGCCTGATCGGTGGGGAGTGGCTCATCACAGTGCGGGAGGGGATTATCTGATGGCCGCAGCGACATACAAGGTCACTGTCTACGACCACCGGTTCGTCACGATCGTCCAGGTCGGCGACGGCGACCGCTGGATTCACGACACAGCGAAGAAGATCGAGGGCACGGCGAGAGTGATCGCTCCTCGGCGCACCGGACGCCTCGCATCAAGCCACGTCACCCTGCCGACACGTGGCTCGAACCAGTTTCAGAAGCGGTATCGCGTCTCGGCGTTGGCGCCTTACTCGCTCTACGTGCACGAGGGCACGGGCATCTACGGGCCGCGACGGGTGCGCATCCAATATGCCTCACCCGTCGGCCCCATCGCCCAGCGTCGCCCTGGCCAGCCCCGCTTCATTCGCTCGCAGCGCGGGCAGCGTCCGCAGCCGTGGCTTACGCGCGCTGCGGATATGGTGATCGCTTCCGTATAACGGTATAGAGTGGCGGCATGAAAGAGTTCGTCGCATCAGCACAGCGAGCACAGCGAGACGACGGCGAAGAGCCGGACCGCCTCGAGTTCACCATTGATGGGGTTGAGTTCTCCTGCGAAATCCCTACCTCTGCGCAAATCGCACTCATGGCGTCAGCCGCTGACGAGGGCGGCGCGACCATGGTCAACGCCGTTTTCAACTTCCTCCGCGGCATTATGTACGACGAGGAGTTTCTTCGGCTGCGCCGCCTTGTCTCGAGAGGCAAGATCGACTTCGACATCATCTTCGGGGGTAACGACGACAACGAAGTCGGTGTCGTCGACTGGATCATCGAGGAGGCAGCGGATCGGACCCGCCCTACCGGGCCGTCTACCGGCTCCTCGGAATCGCGGGGCTCCGGTGGGCGGAGATCGACGGGACGTTCGCACAGCAGGGCGTCGACCCGTGGGGGCTCCCCTTCCCCCGCCTCCTGAACGCGATCTACGCCTTCTTCGCTACAGGACTCTCGGCTAGCGACCGCCGGGAGCTCGATCGTCGGCTTGCTGAACCACTTTCCGAGCAAAACCCGGATAATGTGTCAGAGGAGTACGTGAAAGAGGAGCTGGCGAGGTTCGAGGCGGCCATGCAGGGCTGACCGCCAGTTGAGGAGGTCAACCCATGGGCACCACGGTGGGTAGGGTTGACTTCATCGCCGGGCTCGACGGCAAGAACCTTCCTCCCGAAGCGCGCGCACTCGGTCGCAAGATCGGCCGGGCCATGGGCGACGAACTCGGCAACGAGCTTGAGAAGACCGTCGACAAGGACATCGCCCGCCTCGGCGATAAGTGGGGTCGCAAGATGGCTGCGGACATGCGCCGCGGCCTGATTCCCGTTCAGCGCTCGTTCCGCGAGCTGCGCGAGTCCATCATCGTCAACACGCCGGCGCTCGACGCACTACAGCGCCGGGCTGACATCATGCGCGTCTATTTCCGCGACGCCGCCAGGGATGGGGTTGACAGATTCCGGCTCAGTGTCGATGGACTGGGAGAGCGGGCTCGCGTCATAGGGGCCACCCTGCGCGAGCACATCGATGTTCCGCTGGGGCGGCTGCGCGAATCTTTCGATGCCACGCGCACCAGGGTCACGGACTTCACCGACCGAGCCCTCGCGCCCCTACGCGAAAGGCTCAACCAGGTCCGTACCAGCACGGAGGGCGTCAGAGAGCAGATGGATGCATTCTCTGACTCCGTGCGCACCAGGGTTCACACTGCACTCGATCGTGTCGCAACCCCCCTGCGCGATTTCCGTGACCATATCCGTGCCCTAGGCCCAGACCTCGATGCGATCAACCCGAGCTTCAGAAACTTCCAGACCGAACTGGACCGCTTCAATCGGACAGCCTTCCGCCCCCGCGTTTTCCAGGATCTCAGTCGGGCCCTGAGGGCAACTGCCATTGACTCAGACAGCGCATCCTGGAGCACTCGGCGGCTAACAACCCGAATGCGGGACCTTGGCGGCGAGTCTGATCGCACGAGTCGTCTACTGCGCACCCACGTCGCCAAGACGATCGCCGCATGGACACTTCTGGTCCTGGCGATCGGTGAGGCAACAGCGTCCCTGGGGTCTGGACTGGGTGCAGCACTGACCGGCATTATCTCTTCGGTGGGCGTCGGCTTGGTCGGCGCGCTCGGCATGGCCGGTGCCGCCGTCGGCGGTTTCGTGGCGCAGCTTGGGCTCGCAATCAACTCGATCCGCTTCCTGTATGAAGAGGTTCCCGCTGTCAAGGACGCTGTGGGTGGGCTCACCTCTGTCCTCGACGACATGGGGCGCCGCTTTGCTGCGGAGTGGGGCCCATCCGTGGCGAACTTCCTGGAGACCCTCACTCGCACGCTGGGAAATACGGCCATCGTGGATGCCATGGCGGCATCACTGTCGCGCATCACCGACTCGTTCTCGCAGATGCTGGAGTCCCCAGGCTTCCAGCTGTTCTATACCGCCCTGTCGACAACCATCCCGAACGCGCTCGCTCTCATTGGCGAGGGGGTCGCGTCATTCGCGTCGGGCCTTGCCTCCGTCTTCTCGGCTGCCAGTCCCGCGCTTGAGACGTTCGCTGGCATGTTCGCCGACTGGGCGGACTCGTGGGCTGAGGCGATGAACCAGGCGGCAACCGACGGCTCGCTGCAGAAATTCTTCGATCTCGCCCTCGAGTCTCTCGTCTCAATCCTGGACCTCGTCAGCTCGGTCAGCGGCGCGCTCATGACTCTTTTCGAGGCTGGCGCCCCATCCGGCAACCGGATGCTCGACACCCTCACGGGCCTGCTCGACAGGTGGAACGAGTGGATGCAGAGCGTCGAGGGCCAGCGAGTCCTCGAGGAGTGGTTCTCGAATGGCGAGCGGATCTTCGACGCCCTCCTGGACCTTCTCGGCGACCTTGGGTCCGCGCTGGGCGACCTCGTCACCCCCGAGTCCATTGACCGGCTCGTCAATTTCATGGACAGGCTCGGCGACTTCCTTCCGGTCGCAAGCGACATCCTTGAGCTCATCGGGCGACTCGACATCCTCAACATCCTCACGGCGGCCCTGAACGCTATCGGCGACCTACTCGAGCCACTGATGCCGGTTCTGCAGGAGTTCGCCGAGAGCCTCGGCATCATCCTCGTCGAAAGCATCGAGGAGCTCGCCCCGAAACTGGGTGAACTCGGCGAAGCACTTGCCCCCTTCCTTGAACTGGTCGGCGAGCTCATCCTCGCCGCACTCCCGCCGCTCGTAGACCTGCTGGTCGACCTGATCGAGTATGCAACGGTCTTCGCGGAGGCGCTCTTCGGCACAACCCAGAGTACGGAGGATTGGAAGACCGCTGTCGAGATTGCTGGCGAGGTCGTGCGCGTCACCTTTGAGGTGGTCGGCGGAATTATCGGCACGGTCCTCGACATAACAGGCGGCCTTCTCAAGTGGGTGGCCGAGTTGCTGCGCGGCGACTTCTCCGGTGCCTTCGAGACGATGCAGGAGACGGTGCGGAGCGTCTTCGAGAGATTCGGCTGGGACTTCGACGGCGCCATCCAATGGGTCGAGGACCTGTGGACGAACGTGTCGAATTTCTTCGGCAAAATCGGCACCGAGCTGGGCAACTTCGGCGACGACGTGGCTCGCATTTTCGGCGGTGTGATCGGCTGGATCCAGGATGCGATCGGCTGGTTCGGCTCACTATTCGGCGCAGCAAGCAGCGCCTCGGGCGCCGCGCAATCCGCCGCGCGCGGCGGCGGCGGATCCATGCCGAGGGCTGCGGCGCGAGGAATGCTCCTCTATGGCCCGCGAAACGTCATTGCCGGTGAAGCCGGCCCCGAGGCGATCGTGCCGCTCAATCGACCCTTGTCGCAGGTGGATCCGTCAGTGCGGTGGCTATCCGCCTTCGCTCAGGGCAAGTCGCAGAATGTCACCAACAACAGCAGCACCACCGACCGATCCATCATGGTCATGCCCGGAGCCTTCCAGGTGGTCGCATCCGGCGATACGCGCCAGACTGGATATGACGTGTTCGAA